TCCGGATACTTTTTCAACAACACACCTAAGTTATCCTTAGCCTCCTCAGATTCAGAGCTCAAACAACTCAAACATCTAATCGGTCTGCTCTTTGCTTTCCTTGTTACATCATTCACCACTCTCATATGAAGTATCATACTACAGGCATCACCGACTGAATTGTAAATCGAATTGCTCAAGTCCATACTGGCCTTATTAACCTCTCGATTATTCTCCGTTCTCTTCCTCTCTCTCTCATGCGATAGTATTAAAACACCGGGGCCGAATGAGGCTAACCTCAATATCTGATATTCTAACTCAAATCTAAGCTCTTGCCAGGCCTCGGCAAACCAACCGTCACCGCCTACTTTCCTTGTGGCCTCGCGTAAATCCGCTATACCCATGTCGTGGCATATAGTACTGATACCAAGTGGAGCTAAAGCGTCGATGGTATCTATACACCACATTTTAACTGTCTTGACCAATTCAGGTGATTTCTCCATCTTATCGACAAACGCGCGGAAGGTTGGCCACGTCGGTGTCATTGTTTTACGAATGTTCCAGCTATGATTAATTCTCTCACACTGGATGAAATATACACCGGACTGGGGTAGGTTGTATTTCTCTTGTAAAGCAAACCCCATCTCTTCGGCAAACTTGGATTTACCAATACCAGGCATTCCGAATACAGTACTTATCGATTCTTCAAAACACGTAGTGGCGGCAGACGCTTCCGTTTCAAACTTAACATCGTGAACAGCCTGTTGTTTCTCGATACGTTTTAGACGAGAGGCAAACTTACTCGGCTTACCACTATTTGTTTTGCCTACTGTTCCTCGTATAATCTTACGCATATTTATTCCCTTTCGCTTTTATCTTTTGAATGCAAATCGGCTAACACAATCGCCTCTGTTTCAAACGCGAATCTCTTGCCCTCTGCAATAGCTTGTTCCAATTCCTCTTTAGCAACTTCATGCGGGTTTATCCCAGGGTCAACCATACTTTTGCTCCTTTGTGCTATTGTTCTAATTCTTTTTGAATAAAAAACATTACATCTTGCGGGTGCATACCATCCAAGAATAACTTATTAGCCATTTCCAATCCCGCTCTCCATGTTTCTTCTGCTAAACCTTTAGGCAGTTGATGTAAACAATTATCCAACATATTTATGCCTATATTTTCATACCACTTTTCAAACTCTTTCATTGTTTCAATTCCTCATCTATAAAATAACAAACATCTTCCGGTGTATAGTTTTCAACTTTAACTCTGGCCCATTCTAATACGGCTCTCCAAGCTTCTTCGGCATGAACTTTACATTCTGGACAATCATCACCACCTTCTTCAGTCCAATGTTCTTCAAATGCTTTCATTTCTCCTCCTCCCATATCTTCAATTCTTGTTCAATAAAACGCTGAACATCTATTGTTCTTGTACATCTAACATCTATATTATTAAGAACACACGTTAACGCCGCTTTCCACCAATACTTAGCTAATTCTCTATCACTTGGGTTATGTATATACGGCTTAATCTCTTTATTCCAATGTTTCTCAAACTCTTTCATTGTTCCAACTCCTCTTCCAAATCGTACAACATATGTCTTTGTTTTTTATCTTCGTTCCATTTTTTCAAATAATCAAACTGTAAACTCCAAACGTAAATTGGACACAACATACCCTGTTCAGCTAATTGAATAAAATTTCTATAGTTTCCTTTAGTGTTGTAGAAAGCTTCACCTCTTACCGATTCGGGTTGTAGATTGGCAACATTTAATCTATCATACATTTGCCTGTTATTACACGCAGAAAGGCTGATTAAATATAATAGAAACCACTGTTCAAACGTCATTGTTCGAGTTCTTTCTTTTCCAAATCATTAACCTTACATATACCATATTTGAAAACATCAGGATGATTCAATACTGTTTCAGCTATTATTAATTGTATTTTTGGTTCTTGCATTCTTTGCCGAATGTATTGATTAACCATTTTGTTGTATGATTCTAATTCTCTATTATTCAAGTTCCTCTTCCTCAAGTGGATAAAGCATAGTTCTTTTATTGTTCCAATTCCTCTTCTATATAATTTATAATTGTATCATAAGCATTCTGTACATCTACAGAGTCAGTGTGATTTTTTTCTTTTTTTATTTTACACTGTATATGTTGTAATGCTACCCTATAACCCTCTCTTGACAAAAACTTTCGAGGGTTACTTTGCACACCATCCTCAGGACATTTGCCCCACCAATTCCACCATTTCTCAAATGCTTTCATATTGTTTTTCTCCAATCCTAATTCTTTTTCTTTCATTTCTCAAGTTCCTCTTCCTCAAGCGAATACAACGTAGTCCTTTGTGTATAAAATCTCAAATACATTTCCCAATTATTCGGATGTAGACATAATGGCAAAAACTCACACCCGGAGTAATCCGAACATTTAGTCTCCATCTCCGGCCAGTAATTTGGATCAAGTAATTGCTCCTTCGTCAATCCATCATAAATCATTTTGAGTATTTCGGCCATACGTTCAATACTCTGCCCAACCGAATCGACAAACTGTTTAACAAGGGATAGTTGTAGCCAAACGTAATACATCTCCGGTCGATCAATACAATCTTGCCTGATCTCTTCGACAAATTCGTCAACCGTTTGATTTTTCTTCAATCGCTTTTGAGGTTTCTTAAAGATACAATAAGCACATTGGCCATAGTGTTTTGTCTTACTATTGCGGTTGGCCCAACAGTAGGAGTTAATCTGTTTGTCAAGTTTTAGCGAATCCAAATATCCTTGATTAACCTTAGAGGCTGTTTTAATCTCGTACAAACTGTTTTTGCCTTCATAAACACCTTCACCATCTTCGCTGCCACAATAGGTAACACCACATTTGAGTTTGGTATTAACAAGAACCTGTGACTTGGTAAGCGACATTCCATATTGCCCGGCCTGTACCTTTGCTTGTTCTAATATCACTTCGATAAGACGATATTGCAAGTCAATTTCTTCCGCCAATTTAGACGTGTCGTAACCCTTCAAACTGGCAACACTCTCTTTCCTCATTAATTGTTTCCAGTTTTTCTTGCCTAACAAAATAGCCTCAAAGCCAGCACCCAAGACAGAGCCATACCAAAAGTTCATGTTCAAATTCTTGGACTGTAGATTGAGGACACGACGCCAGAAGTATTTACGAGGACAAGCGAAGTCGGCCATTTTATGTACTGAAACACATTTTAATTTTGTTGATGGTATTATATTATTTACTTTTGCCATTATTTCTTAACACTTTCTTTTTAATTTTTATATCTTCTAAATATTCTTCAACTATTATATAACAATGAAATGACATATTAACTTTTTCAAGTGCCGCCAATACAAATTCAGCGCTCTCTTTATTATCAAATAATTCTATAAGTCTGTGGTAATCTGTTTTCGGAGATGCTGGAGTTAAAGAATATATTGCATAATATTTATATTTTTTCATTCTTCCCACCATGATTCAATATTCTTAATTACACATTCCAAATTGGCTATTTGCTCCTCAAGTAATTCAGTCGCATCAGGATATTCATGTACTAAATATTTACACACATTAATTGTACTTTTAATTCTTTTTATTGTTATTTCTTTCATTGGTTATTATCCTATCTCTGTCATGCCTTGCTTCAGCATCTTTATTTGCCTATCTTTGCCTTCGAGAACTAATCGTACAAGTTCGGCAGGTGGTGTTCCGAGGGAACCATGCTTTTCAATTAACATATCAGATAATTGAAGCTCGTTAATTACATCTTCAAGAAGATTTCTTCGCCTTTCGTTTTCCTTTTTCAGCTTGCCGTTCTCGGCCCTAAGGTCTACAACTTTCTTTCGCCATTCATCTATTTGTTCATCAAGATAAACAGCTTCTTGATACCACTCTGTTCGGAGTTGGTCGATATAATCACAGCAATCTATCAACATCTTTGCTATTGATCCTATTTTTGTACCTTGTCCTTCTTTGATACTTAAAGCATCTCTACGCATATCGCCAGTATTTATAAACAATATTTTATCTTTCATTATCATTCCTCTTTCAATTATAAAATATCATATGCACGAAGTTCCAACTTGGGTCTCTCGGTATTACCATTACTATAGAACGGCCAAACGACAATCTTCAGCGTCATCATCGCTCTTGCCGGATATGCCTGCATGGATTCATATGAACCTGGCCCTAACTTATGGCTCAAAAGCCAACAACCTGGATTAGCTCCCCATCTGTTTTTATATTTAAGCTCAGGCCCGTTCTTGGACTTTAATCCACATATATAAGGTGCGGGTTTAGGTGGTTCAATTCTGAAACTATGTGTGTGCCCGCTTAACGACACATCAGCACACTCCCATTCGGCAACTAATCGCTCAAGCTTATTGGCCTCAGCGCCGGCGGTGCGGCCACCACCATAGCCGTGACGGGCGTAGATTATAATTGTTTGGCCGCTGCGACTGCTCCTCTTAAAGTGTAGAACAATCAAACACTCGTCGGTCAAATTCACAAACCCCATTCTTTGGCACATGACGTCGTGAACATTTGTGTTATTCCTTGTTTTCATGGCCTTTTCGTGATTACCATACATCGCACCCAATGTTAGATGTTTAATAGGATCGAACAGTTCACAAAAGTGATTAATCTCCTGCCCGCATATATCGCTTAACTTTTCTTTGACATTAGCTGCGTTACCCTCAACAAACCAATCGGCCAATTCACTGAAGTCAAATCGCTTGTCACCGGCAGCATTAATGCTATTCATATTATCACCACCGAAAAACACCCGTACATGGCGGTTAGGCATTTCAGACCGACGAATGATTTCGGCAATTTGCTTCCTAATTGCATCTTCATCACAGTTGTACTTCCCCACATGGAGATCAAAGAAAGGAAATATTTCAACGCGGTCTGAGCGTGATTTACAATTGATAGTTGATTCTAAGATATACATTAGTTGTTCTCCATTTCAACTTCGATTTGGTTCTTCTTTCCAATCACAGTGTGTACACCGTGCAGTTTCTGTTTCTTCATCATACTCAACAGGACTTCTACATTCCGGACAATAACCAGAAGTTATTTCATAACTCATTATCTCACACCTTTCAATTAAAGTTCATTAGCTCGTTCGTAAGCAGCCCGGAAAATCTCCGGCAACAAATCTATCTTTGCTCTCTTTCCTACAAATATAATTGGAATATCATATTTAACAGCTATCTCCGCAACCCAATAGTAGATTGTCCTGGATGTCAATCTCGCCTTACCTCTACTTTTTCTCCTTATATGGGCCAATGCTCGGTTAATACTTAATTCGCTCAAGGTATCCTCTACGACAATAACTTTAACCGGATACTTACTCAAGCGTTTCAAAAACCTCTCAAACGTAGGTCTATATCCATTAGCCAAATCATTTAGTAACTCAATCAAACCACTCTTTTTCTCAATGGTAATTATATCCTCGAAACCCTCAAAAGTGTAGTCACCTGTTTTTAGGTTTGCCCTTTTCATTTTGAATGGCAACACCCAGGGACGTTTTTCCTGTTTGTCATACAGAACAGGAGGTAATTGCTTTGGAACTTTTTTGGATTTCAAATATCTCATTGTTGTTCTTTCCGCCCATTCTCATCTTCAACATCATCGCTGAAAACGTCATGGCACTCATGTGTATTTTCTCGACACCATTTACATATATATTGTTCACATATACCACATTTAGCAAACTTACTTTCGTGTTCGGTTTGGCCGCAGGTCGGACAGTCAATATACATAATAGCTTTGCTCCTTTTCAAGTATACATCATTAAATCTATATTATACTTCGTATATATAACATCTGCTAACTCACAAACCTTAATATCCAAACTTCTATAATATTGTTTATGGCCTCTCAGTTTGAATATATCCAGTAAAAGTTTTGATAATTCTTTGTCATCAGCTATTATTTGTGCTATAGATTTATTCATCAATAAAATCCTTCAAATATCAAACTTGTTGCCCCACACCTGGAACAAGTTGTATTCTCTGTTTCAACATAGTTACCTAATCTGTTAAACATCATACTCTCAGGCGCTTTGACAAATCTACAGCAATTTTTACATCGGCATATAAACACAGCACCGTCACCGTAGACTATTCTTTTCTCTTCTGCAAATTCATACATTGTTTCGCTCATCAACTCTTTTGCTGTCAACAGCATCAATCATAAGGGAATATAAATCCATTACAATATCATGTTCTGTATGTGTCATTGAATATTCGCCCGTTTCAGGTGAGGCATCTGTTTTTTTGATATAACTAAGTAGTGCCAACATTTCTGCTTCAGATAAAGATATTGTATAAACCGACCGTATCGTTTTGACATATCCAGGTCTTTTATGAATTACTGCCATTATTTTGCTCCTTTAATGACTCTTTTTTACTCACACGTACATTCTACCACATGTTCGACGAATGTCAAGGGAAATATCGTTTATTTTTTAATTTTCTTTCAAGACATCTTTGACACTTCCACACTTCTGTTCGATAATTTGAAATACAAAAGATATTCCAACCAATTCTTTTGTACTTATGACCAAATAGATAACATAATAATTTATTCATATTTCTAAAGTTTCTCTCTAATATTGAAAAGAAATTCGGCTCCGTCCATAACAGCCTTCATATCCGATGCTGGCCTCACTATTTCTTCCTCTAAAGCAAAAGCTTGTGAGGGTTTTCCACCGGCATTATACCTTATAAAAATCATGGGTATTTTAGACCCAGTACCGGAGAGAAATACATCTCCGTTTTCCCAAATACGATCCGGTTTTGGATAAAATTTATCCAGAATCTTTTGTGCAATCTCCGCAGTAGGAAAATACTCAGCAACATCGAAGATATTACCGTCGCTGTGTAAATAAAATCCTTTTTTGTTTGTAATGTAATAAGCGTCAAATGCGTATTTTTTTACTTCAAACATTTTTGCTCCTCTACTTAAATTTTAGTTCTTGTTTTTCAGCCCAATTCGTTGTAGTACGTGCTGTGTCTACCCTAAACTTCAACCCAACATCCATCAACTCCTCTACCTCACTCATACACCTCATAGTCTCTCGACAAAACACCTTTTCATCCTTCTTTATCTCTCTTTCTACCATCAACTCGTCATACACTGGCAGAATAATTCTCGCCCCCCTATACTTCCTCTCATACAACTCATCCACTTGTAACAATCCTTGCTTAAACGCCTGAGCACAACCTCCCTGGACAATAGCATTAACCGCCTTATACGCCTGCCCTTTCGGTACGTGGTATCTACGACCAAAATAGTCGGCGACATAACCATAAAACCACAACTCCTCTTTCAATCTCTCCTGCAATTCATGGATAAACGGAAATTCACGATTGTAAATCCTCATCTCCTCTTTGGCCTGTTCGATACTTATGTTTTGTGATGCTGCCATTACCTTAATACCAAGACCATAAGCAACCCCAAAGTTTTGATTCTTAACAATCTTCCTCTTGTCTGGTCGTCCAAGTAAATCGGCCATGTGTTGGTGTAAATCAGCCCCACTCAAATATGCTTGTAATAAATCATCCGCACCGGCATAACAAAAAAGCATAGCATATTCCTGTTGAGCTACATCGAAGTAATAAATAGCCTTACCATTACGAGGGACAAAACAATCTCGAACATGATTCTGTCTCCCCCTTTGCTTGACATCTTGATTGGGAATATTCAATAGATTA